TGATTGCTTGTCTGAAATGTTAGACGCATAATATTATCAGCCTCTGTCCACGCATAAAGCCCAGCCCAAAGCTTGCCGGAGGTCTCGCCCCTTATTTCAAAACCCGCTCCCGGTGTCTTTTCGGCGTTCATTTTTGCAATACCAACGCCGAGTTTAAAGTTTGTTCCGCCGACGGGTCTGTGGTGTATCAGGCTTTCAAACTGGTCATTTTTTGCCTCATTCGTCTCGACACATTGTCTGATTCTCGTTCTGCTTTTTTCGATAATCGCGAAATCAGTGTCCCAGTTGTACGCCAAACCGCCGACGGCAGGCTTCGCCGCAGACGCGTTGACGGTTGACGTGCCAAATCTAAAGCCTTTCGAGGACTGCTCGCCGAGCGTAAACTCAGGCGCGGCGATAGTCGCATACCAGTCGCCGCCGAGTGCGGTTTTAAACAACATCGAGCTGCCAAAGGTCAGATATTTTTCCCCTGTTCCCGTGCCCGCGCCTTGATATAGGTCAAGCACGCCGCCTGACAAATCCGCCTTATAGCCGTCGTCGTTTAAGACAGACAGCTGACCGCCGTCAAGGTTTATATCGCCGCCGGTGATGTTGATGTCGGAAGCTTCGATGTGTCCGGTTTCGAGGTTAAAAGAAAATCCGTTTGTGCCGCCTGTGATGATACCCGTCGTTATAGCCGTTGCGTTTATGCCCGCTCCGGTCATGGCGTTGGTGTAGGTCTTGCCGCCGTTTGTGGTGCAGCCTATACCGCCGTAGGTGCATTTAACGCCCCGCAAGCCGTCTGTCGCGAAACATTCCCATCCGTCCGGGTTTCCGTCCTTGTCGAGGTCGAGAACGCGGTAATATCCGCCGTTTGCCCCGTTTATAGCGTCTGTGGCGGCTTTTATTGCCGCTTCCATCGAGTTTTTAACCTTGCTGAGTTCAAGCTTTACGGACGCGCTGACAGAGTCGAAAGACATCTCCGTTGTGTCGAGATTGGGAGATGTGATTGTGGACTGCAAGCCGCCGGAGAGGTCTAACTCCTGCTGTGCTACATAGACGGTATATGACTTGTTGTTTTTGTCTTTGACGGTGATAATATCTCCGACCTCTACACACGGGTCTCCGCGCCATGTACAAGTTGACGGATACCATGTACGCCCGTTATACCGTGCATATATCGCGTCTATCTCGGCATGGGTAACAAGCGGATTTGCAAAAGACAGTGGAACTCCTGTGCCTTTCGTATAGACATCTTCGTCCTCGCCCGCTGTGACCGCTTCTATTTTGACCGCGCTCTCTGCGGACTTTTTAAAGCCGTTTTCCCACTGGACATCTGCCGTCACGGTGTAGTCATAGGTACTGCCCGGACTGAAAAACCACGAGATATAAAGCTTTCCAACCGTGTTTACTCGCGCAGACATTCCCGCGCATCCGACGCAGTAGCCGAGCACATCTCGCTCGCTCTGCTCTGTCAGTTCTGCGGCTGTTGCAACGCCGATAACATGATTTTTCAAGGCAGTCTGTGCCGCCGTATCGACATATGTAACGCTCAAGCCGTGCATACTCGCGATATTCTCGACGACATCTTTCAGTGTCGTGGTGTCCGTCACGGTGATAGACGGTGTCCACTTGCCGCCGAGTTTGTCTATCTCATCATAGCCGGTGACGGTCAAGGTCTTTCCGTCGTCGTCCGTCTCCGGCTTCTCTGTCGCAAAATATCCGCAAGGCGTATAATAATATGTTCCGTCCGCCAGAAGCACACCACTTTCGATAAATGCTATCTTGTCACGGTAGTTATAGGTGGGTGACGGATTATTAAAAGTTGCGGAATAGGAGCTTGACCCCACACTTCCGACCGTTGCGTCCTCGTCTCCGTTGAGAACCTGTGTCACGCTCAAGCTCAGTAAGCCGTCCGTTACGACGACCTTATCCGAGACAAAAGAGCGAATCCCGAGAGCCGTCACATAATGTCCGAATGTTATCCGGTTGATTATGTGACGAGTCCGCTTGGCATAAGCAGTTCTTACCGCTGCGCGTTTTGTCGCGTTGATTATCTTATACACTGCCCGTGCCCCCTTACATTTCGGTCAAATTGAAGCTGACCTCTTTATAAGTCCAAAGAGTCTCGCTGTATATCTGCTCTATGTCTGCTTCGAGCGTCGAGCAGTAGAATGTCTTTGTGCCGAATGTGCCCGTTTTCGGGTTCGGCAACCAACAGTCGAAACTGTCGGCAAGGATAATGTCCGCGATTTCTGCATACTGCGTGTTGTTCAATCCGCTCGGCATCGTGGCGGTGTATTTGTTCTTTCCCGTCACGATATCGCGGAACATTGTTCCCTTGTTGTTGTCACGCCCGCTTTTGCTGCTGTCGATGATATTTATTCCGGGTTTCAAGCCCATCGGCGTGGGAAGTGTTTTCCATGTCGATGTACCCGTTTTTTTGATTTTCATTACGGCTATACTCATACGCTCACCCCCGCGAGCGGCGTTTTGCCAGTTCTTCTGACAACGCCGTTATGGTATTCAATTGCCGATTGCCCGACGACCTTTCCGTCGAGCGTGGTATAAATTGAAATTGATATCGGGCGTGAGTTATCTCCGCTGAGTTCGTTCATGACCTCGCGAACCGCCTGTTTCATCGTCGACAAAGGCGAAACAACTTCGGGCTCGCGCTTGTTATCGCCGAGTATGGCAGTGTATTCGCCGTAGTTTCTCGGGACAACTGTACCTGTTGCAAGGCGAGGTATGCTGACGGTAGGCAGATTGAAACCGAACTTCTTGCCGCCTATTCCGGGCACCCAATCGGGAATATTCCACGAGATTCTATTTGCTTTATTGACAACGGTATTAATACACCGCTCAACGAGCGATATAATACCGTTAAGTCTGTCACGACCTGAGTTTTTGATTGAATCCCACATTCTCGACGCGCCGGAGGTTATTTTATTCCAGAGGTCAGACGCGCAATTGGCAATTCGCGTTCCGAGTGATCTGACGGCGTTCCATGTCGCCGAAAAGGCATCTGAAACCGTTTCCGTCGATATCGTAATGCCCAGCATTGACGCGCCGCTTTGTATCAACGAAAGGTTCGCAGTTATAAGTCCGACCACAAGCAACGCTGTGCCCATAGCTTTTTTGCCCCAGCTGATTATAGTTTGCAGCCAGCTCGGAAGCTCGGAGAACGCGCCACTTTCTCGCCCAACATCTGTGCCAAACTTAAAAGCCAAAATTCCAGCGGCTATCAGCGCAATGTTACCTGTTACTATGCCTATTACAAGTAGCGCTGTACCCAGAGCTATCGAGCCCCACGTCACTACTTGTTTTAGCCAACTTGGCATTGCTTCAAAGGTTCCGCTCGCCTTGCCATACGCCGCCGCTGTGGCGTAGAGCGTGATACCTGTCAAAATCAATTTTATACTGCCTAAAGCAAGTCCAGCCACAAGCAAGGCAACGCCAACTATCATTCCGCCCCATGTGATAACTTGGTCTACCCAGTTAGGTTTTGTAAGCGTTCCCGTGCCCTCTCGCATTGTCACGCCCATCATTATAAGAGCAACGCCTGTAAGAATTGCAGGTATCGAGGCAGTCGCAATGCCGACAAGCACCAACCCGACACCTGCGAGCGTCATTGCCTGTGATGTTACTCTCTTTATGTTGCTGTCCAAATCGGCTATCTCGTTGTCAAATGAGGGTGCAGACGACGCATCTGTGCCGCCTGAACTGCTTGCGCTGTTATCGCTGAGCTGATTCAGCTCGTCGAAACTCGCAAGGCTTCGAGAGGCTTTTTCCGCCGCCTTGCCGACCTTGCTTGTCGCCGTTGCTTGCTTGTTAAGTGCCTTTGCGTTTTTCTGCATCTGCGATACAGATTTGCCGAAAAGCGCGGCAGTGAACGACGCAAGAAAAGCGGATGCCTGTTCGAGCGCGTGTAACAACGCTTTAATCGCGGGCAATGCAAACTCATATATAGGCTGAAACGCCGTCAATAGATTGCCTTTTATGTTGGCGAGAGAGGTCTGCACCTGTTTGTCCGATGAGGTCATAGAGGTAAGCAACTCTTTGAGCTTTCTGAGTGCCTTTGTTATGACCGTAAAAATAAAGACTCGCTTTGCGAGACCGCCTATGCGTTTGACAAACTTATCAAGACCGACAGTCGCTCCCGCCAAGCTCTTTTTAAAACCCGCAGGCGCTTTCGCGTTCAAGGCTTCCCGGAGCTTTGTTTTTGCAATATCAGCTTTGTTTCTGAGTCCGTCGAGCTTTGTTTCTGCGTCCGCGATAGCCGCTTCGGACGAAGCAAGCTGCGCGGAACGGTCGGTCTGGTGCTTCGCTTCGGCTTTACTTTCAATCTTTTCGATTTTTTCAAGGACTTTGTCATATTCCGCCTGCAAGCTGTGGACTTTGTCAACCCACTCGCCGGATTTGCCGTCAGCTCCGGCAACGCCATGTTCCCACTGCTTGTCATATTCGGCGACTTGCTGTTTTGCTTCGGCGATTTTCGCTTTGAGCGTTTCCGCCTGTTCTATCAGCGGTTTTGCGGCTTCCGGCTCGATATATCCGTCGTCAGATTTGAGATTTTCATATTCCGTGCGCAGTCTTTCGACTTCGGCTATCTGCTTTTCGACTTTGGCATTTGCTTCATCGACATTGTTCTGCAACCGTTTCATCTTCGCCGACGACTGGTCGACTTCCTTGCCGCTGAACGCCTGTTTGACGCGCTGATACATACGTGACACCGATTTATTGACCATATCGGTCGCTTTGTTTACGCCGTCCGTGTCAAATTTTGTGTCAAATTTGAGAGAGCCGTCAACCATTCAATCACCCCCCGCTATCCTAAAAGTTTATTGAGCGCGTCACGTTCTGCCTGTTCCTGTGCCGAGTATTTGCGCTCAATGTCTATCATCTTTTTGTGCTCTTTATAAAATTCCTGCTCCCACTTGTCGAGTTTCTTGTGCCTGTTCTTCTTTTCGCGGATAGAACGGACTGTCGAGAAAAGGCACTCGCCAATCTCTGCAAAATAGCCGAGGAATGTCCACCAATGCATATAGGGCACGGCGCGGACTTCCTGCCCGGCGGTCTTGTTTACTGCGGAAAAAATCATCTTTTCGTCCTGAGACCATGACATGACCTTTTTCTGTCGCTGTTGACCTGCTTCTTTATAGTCCTCACCGCCATCAAGAAACCACGACGCTTTTTCAATCGCCTCGTTGCAGGCTTCTCTCGGTATCGAGTCTGGCTCTTTATATAAACAGTCCAGCATAACCGCCATTTTGTCATACTCATTGAGTTCCGGGTCGTCAAACGCCTCGAAAATGACAAGCGCAACGCGATAATCGGAGCAGATAGAATATTCTTTGCCTGCCACTTCGAGCGTGGTCGGAAGATAGCCTATCATAAGCTATTTTTAAACCTCGCGGCTTCGGCTTCGTACTTTTTGATACGGGCTTCGGCTTTCTTCTGCTCGGATTTTATGTCAGTTTCTATAATCGGAAGAACTGCATTGAAAACGCGCTCGAAAAGCGGAACGCCGCCGCGAGTTGAAAGCGGTGAAGCTGTGCCGAACAGAACGCCGGACACTTCGGAGTTGAAGATATAGTCGAACTGACCGCATATGAACTTGCCGAGGTCGCGGAGACTATCAGCTGCCGTCTCATCGTCAAGGTCTGCCGAACCGTCGCTCTTTATCTTGACGTTCTCATATTTTTTCATTTCTTCGTTTATATTGTTTTTAGCGTTCCGCAGACGCTCTATAAGTCCGTAGTCGGCGGTATCTATACGGACAATTCTCTGCGGGTCGCCGTTAATTTCGTAGCTTTTAAAGCCGTCGTCAAAGTTTATACTCTGTCGCTGCTGTGCCATGTTTTACCTCCTAAAAAGGGAGAGAGGCTGCCGAAGCAGCCCCCCTTTTTTGATTACTTGGACGAATCTGCGGTAAACGTTTTTGTTGCCGCATCAAAAGTTCCCTTTGTGCGTCCGCCGTTGTAGTGGATTTCAAAGGGAATCTGAACGCCGTCTTCGCCGCCTATCGACTGCGGAATGATAATAGCGTTCTCACGATACGCCCACTCACACGAGCCGTCGGTCTTGAACAGCGCGTCAACGACAGTTGTTTCAAGAGCCGAGCCAGTCGCACGGTCGTTGATTATGGACGCAAGGTGCTCATAGAGCGGGTCGCCACTATAAGCATAATAAGGGTCAACAGAGCCCTGCGGCTCGTAACCTTTGACATTGGTCGAGTTCTCGCCGAGTATGTTCTTCTTCGTCTCCGAGTCCGGATTCATCTCAATCGCATACTCTTCAAGGTCTTTGCCCAAACGGACATAGTTTGCAGTTGTGCCATTAAACGACGAATCGATGTAGTGTGCAAGATATTTGCGCTCTATCTTTGCGTTTGCCGTATTGGCAGTAGTTCCAGGCATTAAAACTCCTCACTTTCTATGGTATATTCGGCGTAGATTTGAAGCTGATATGTGACGCCGTCGTTCACGTTCCCTGTCGGAACTGCAAAAAGCATCGCATTTGCGCAGCTCATTTTTGTTATCTCGCCCGGCAGCTCTTTGCCGTCGACAACAGATGTCACCGCGATATGTTTCTGCTTCTCGAGCCAATAGTTCAGCTCCAATAAAAAAGCACTGTGCGCCAGTCGGTCAAACTCGTTGAACGGTCTGCCGTTGGCGTACAGTACAAAGCTGTGTTTGCGTTTCTCATTGCCTAAAATATCTTTTCCGACAAGCGCATCGCCCGAAGAATAGAGTCCGAAGTCCCCGCTCTTGTTTTCGGAAAAATCGACATGCAAACCGTTACAAAAGTCGTCTATTTTAGGACACTGAGAGAGTGTTTTTTTTACGGTTTCGATTATGTTCATCTATTTGCCGCCTCCTGCGCGTCGGCAAGAATTTTGTCCGCACGGTCAGCTTTCATACGCTCAAACCAGTGCGAACCTGCGAGCGGATTTTTTGTGGTATCATACGTCAGCGGTCTCCCCGTCGGGGCTTTACTCGGCGGTGACCACCAACCCACAATCTCGCCTTTTTCTTTGACTGGGATATTGGGACCATATATCTCGCCCATATACAGATAATGCGCATAGGGTCCGAGCTGTCTGACCTCGCCCGAGCCTATGACGGTCGGAATAGTCAGTGCCTCTGACATTAAAAAGCCGGACTGATACGGGATATACGGCTTCATAAACTTAATGACATCAGAATCGATAACGCACTGGATTCTATACGCCCTTTGGTTCATCTCTTTTGCAAATTGCGGATTCCAGTGAATCTTGACATTTATCGTCCCGGTATATTCCATATTGTCGGGTTGCTTTATTTTGTCGGACACGCTATCACCTCACATCAAGCTCGGTGTGGCGCATTTCCGCCGAGCCATAATCGCACATCCGGCAAGCCATGACCGTGTGGACATCATACCTGGCAAAAAGCTTTTTTACGCTCGCGCTCTGAGCTTCTTCGGTCGAGTTATCAATCGTCAGAGGCACAGAGTCTTTGATTATAAGGTCTTTCTGCGGAGTAAGTTGCAAGAGCAACGGCAGAAAAACCGTCACCGTGTCGCTCTCGGTCTTGCCGTTTTTGCCCGTCGAAGCGGTTGACTTCATATCCCAAAAAACGTGCGGCAGGAATATCCGCTCGTATTTGCCCCCTATAAGGCGGTACACGGTTGCTTTTGTGTTGGTATACATCTTTACCCCCTGTAAAGTAAACCCGTGTCACCGAGCCACAGATGCAGAATACGGCTATATTCCTGCTGACTCTCGCGGTGTCTGTCGGTTGCCGATGCATAAGATACGGAGTAGCTGCCAACGCTCTCGGAGGTCTTGCCGCTCTGGTTGTCTGCGCTATGTTCCGACTGTAAACATTCGGCGAGCTCGCAGCAACAAGACTTAATCGCTTCCGTCACTTCTTCAATCCGGCTGAATGTGTGCCGCTCAATAACCTTGGAGGCTCTGACGGCGAAAAAGTCGAAGTCGTCCTTGCTCATAGCGTCCCCGCCGTGGAGATAGTCATTGAGATAGTAGCCGTAGTCTGCATACTGTGTCATCGTTGGTCACTCCTTATGCCGTAGCTTTGGGCTTGAGGATTACGCCATTGAGGGCAGCTGCCTTGAGGGTGTTTTTGAGGACAACGCCCGCGACAAGCTCAACCTCGCCCATCTTTACTGCGCCCGGTGCGCTCATATCGGGCAGATAGGTGTTTATAACGCCAGTGCCAGTGGGCGCGATACCGTGAAATGCATCAAGACCGATGTTGACTGCGTAAATGCTCGAGGAGCCCGCCACAGAAGTAGAGGGAGTTGAGGTAGCAATGCAGTCAACGGACGCGCTGCCGTCATAGTACTTGCCCGCGTCGAGCATGGGGATATCGCCGTACATCTCAACCCAGCGACCGAAATCGTCACGCTCGCGGGAGTAATAACCAGCTCTGCGGGCGCAAGCTCTGACCTTGAGGAGCATATCGCCATTCATGAGCAGGAGCGACGGCTTACCGTCAACCTTATGAACAAGCTCATCAAGTTCGTCGAGGAATGCGGCATAGTTGGTGTCGAGTTTGGACGAATCGGAGAGGTCAATAGTGGAAGTTATCTCGGTGGACTTGCCAGCGAGGGACTTTCTCAGACCGTCGAAAGTGTTGGTCACATAGCCTGCTCCGGTGCTTGCCGAAGAGCCGTTAATAACGAGGTTGTGGAAATAGTTGGTCGTTGCCTTGACCTTTTCGCGGAGCTGAAATGCTATCTCATCAACCGCGCCGGAGGTATTCTCGATAACACGGTCGACGCTGAACTTGCCGCCCATGATTATCGCCTTTGCGGTCTTTTCGGTGCGCTTTGCCTCGTTCGAGGTGTACTCGCCGTTAATCTGACGAGTGGCGGCGGTGGAGGGAGTCTGAAGCTGAATATAGCCGTAAGTCAGAGTCGAACCACCAGTGCCAGGTGAAATCGCGTTGTCGAATGTGAGCATATCGAGGAGCAGAGACGAACGTCTGAACTCGTCGATAACCATCTGGTCTACATGGTCAGCCATGCCGACCTTTGCTTCTGCAAGAGTAATTGCCATTGTTTAAATCAACCTTTCTTTGAAAATTTCTCGGAAAGCGCAGAACGGAGAGTCATATCGCCGTTCGGATTCTGCCTTCTTCCCGTTCCGCCAGCATAGGGCGGAGGTGTGTTGTTGTCCTCGTCAAAAAGATATCCGTCATCTTTCTTGAGGGCTTCGAGCGCGGCATCTATATCGTCGCGCTGATTTTTGCTCGCTTTGAGTGCGTCAACATCGAGCAGCGCCTTGACTGCTTTCACGCTCTTACCTTTTTTGCCAGTTATAGCAAGGTCGAGCGCGTTCTCGAAGTCGAGGTCGGCGAGCTGCTGCTCATATTTTGTTTTCTGCGTGTTGAGGTCATTTGTGAGGCTTGTTATCTTGCCTTTTAAGTCCTCAACATCTACGCCCTCGAACTCTTTGAGTGAGTTTGTAGCAGTGTCGAGCTGACTCTTGAAGTTGTCGCGTGCCGCCGTAACCTTGCCGAACTCGGCGATGGTCTTATAGTTCTCCGCGACTGCTTTGTCGAAGTCTGCTTTCTTATCCTCGGAAACGGTAACACCGTATTTTTCGAGAATAGCGTGAATGTTTTCCATAGTAAAATCCTCCTGAACATTGCTTATATACCGCTCTGTCTGCGGTCAGAATTTAGCCACATGAACCAGTGGCGGGGTAAAAATGGATATAAAAACAGCGCCTCGCACGAATGCGAAACGCTGAGATTATTGAATTGTGTCAATCGTGTTCTGGGGTCAAAATGACCTTTACATCTTTCTTTTCTATTATCTCGCTATCTGAGACAACCGCAAGAACTTCGCCGTCCTCTGCGGTTATAATTACCTCTTCGTATTCCTTGCCCGAGATGTTCATTTAATCACTTCCTTTTACGGCTTCTCTGCCTTGTTTATAACTGAATCCCGCCGCTTTCAGACGCGCAGTTTGTGTCCGTAGTCCTGCCGCTTTGGAAAATCGCGCATATTCCTGATTAAGGCGGGTATATCGCGTTCTCACCGCCTTGAGTGCATCGTCGTCGCCCGCGCCCTCGAGAACCGTTATCTTTCGCTTGCATTTGCGGATAGCAGTTTCAAGCCGCCGCTGTGCCTGTGTCGCTTCATAGGTGGTGTAGTGCTTGCCTTGATATGTTATGCCGTCGGCGTTCGCCCTTTTAAAGGCTTCCAACTGCTCGGCAGTGTATGTAGGTTCGGTAACGCCATAAAAGATAGGAAAAGCCGCATGACCGCAGTTCAAAGTGCCGATTCGGCGAACGAGACTATCGTTGAGCTTCTGATAGTCCTCATCGCGGTATTGCTTGCCTTGTATAGGTTCGTGGTCGGGAGCACTTGCGGCGTGGGCTGATATTTCCCAGCCGTCCGCGCCGTATTTCTCGTGATTTTGTTCGCTGATTTTTTCCTGCATCAGACCGAGACCACCCATAATATTACGCCTGACCGCCGTTTCTATCGACGCTTTCGCACCGCTCTCATAGTCAACAGTGACAAGCCCCCGCTGATAGAGGTTTCTGCACGCCGTCTGAACCGCCGTATTATAGTCTGCCGCGCCCGTGAAAACCTGCTTAAAGGCAAAGTCGCAGCAGGCGTTATAAGCGTCATAAAGCGGCAATCTCTGCCCGTATGGGCTTATCATGCCTATGGTCTGCGTTATGTTGGTGAAGTCGTCCTGTGCAAGCGTGACTGCCGCCTTGACTATCTGCTGTAAGCTCTCGTTGTTCTCAAACTTAACGCCGTCAATGCCCGGAAGCTTTGAGATATCAAAGTGATAGCCCTCTACCGCAGCTTGTTCAAATATCTCATCTATCTCGTCGAGCGAAGTTTCAAACAGCTTCGCGAGTTTCTTTTTAATCTCTTGACGACTTAAGCCGAGTTCCTGCGCTTTCCATATCTCGTACTCAGCGGTTGATGTTATCTTTCCCGCTTCCGCTATCCTGCGGGCGATATCCCGCAACAGAAAATCGGTCACCGGGTCTGTTATCTGTGTGGCGAGGATTCGCAGCGCGTCAATGCTTTCCGGCGGCAACATAATTACTCATCTCCCGCCGTCATGCTCTCAAGCTCGGGCATATAGTTGTCTCGTATGTTTTGGATAGCTTCGGGAGTGTCCCACGGCAGCTCAAAATACCACGCAACAGCTATCTCCGGCTTAATAAGTCCCATCTGCACCATAGCGCAGTACTCATTCCACGTCTTGTCGCGGTTATAAAGAACACCGTCGCCGTAGTCGAGTGTAACCTCGTCCGGGTCGATAGGTGCATAACCGCCGATATGATAAAGCGCGCCAAGCTCCGAGCAAAGTTCCAGTAGCTTTTTAACTGTCTTTGTCCAAATCCCCTGCATATCGATTATAGTCAGATTATAATCACCGTCAGAAGATGTTATTTCCGTAGCTGTTCGCTCGGCTTCCTGCACATCTGACAAAATACCGCGCTTAAAGCCGATAAGACTTTCGATATTCCGCAGATATTCGGTCTTTCTTGTAAGATAGCTCTGCTCGCGGAAAGCGGGCGAGAATATCGTAACGCCGAAGTCCTGCGGGTCTTCGTCAAAAGCGGTAAAGATATCATCCTCGAGACTGCGCGTCTTCGTATTTCCGTTCTCGCCGGGCTTCTGCCGGGTGAGGTCTTCGGGCACCATTATACGCGCCCTACCGAGCTCAAACTCGCGGGAAAGTTGCCATTCGTTACGGTTGATTCGCGCTATGAGCTGTGCCGCGGGTGCATATATCGCTACGCCGTCCGCCGAACCGTCAACCGTGTTGTAAAGCGGCGTTTTGAGTGATACGAGACCGATTCCGTCAACGGGCAACACCGCCACAGACTCTAAATTCGCATATTTTTCGAGCGTGTCGAGTGGGACTTCCACGCCGAGCGTGTTTGAGTCGCTTGACCGAAAGAGCTTTGTTTCTATCGTTAAAGCTTGCCCTGCCGTCCTGCGCTCGAGCAAAGTATAATATTTGCCGTCTTCGATTGTCGTTTCCGCAGTTCCAACACTTGTAAGCTCGTTCAGTTCGTTTCTCGCAAGCGGTATAAAGCAATCGCGCCTAATCGGGACAAAATAAAACCCGTCCGCAGTTGGTACAGGCTTTATAAGGCATTCGCCGGAGATAAGTGCCTGCTGAAACGCTTCGCGCCGTATCTCTTCCAGCTCGCCGAGAACTCGCTCTGCAAAGGCGTTTTTAGTGCTTGTCTCATACTCTGAAAAAGTGGTCTTTATAAGCTTATTGACGACGAGAACGGGCAGTCGCTGACAGTCGTCGAGACCGTCGCTCTCGTGGTCGAAATACATCTCGAGCCATAGCTTGATAGCGGTTTTCATTTCTCGCGTCGTGATATCTTTGACCCCGAATGCATCGCTGAAATTATATATTTTCTCGCAATTAAGCAGCGCAGATATAACGCTCATTTGTTGCCCTCCGTGTTTATTACTATCTTTTTGAGTGACCTAACGCCGCGCTCAAGCCCTGCGATATACGCCCTCAAACGCTCGTTCTCGCGCGTCAGTTCGTCTACCTCAAGATTCAAGCTCCGGAGCTCTTCTTTCATGCTCTCTTTGGCGTATGACGGCAGATATTTTTCACATATCCACATCTTGATTTTCTTCATTTTTGTCCCCTCTATACCCCATCCAGCGGAGTTCCCTTCTCAATATCGTGTAACAAAAGTAACGCATATCGTCCATCGCGTGGTCATATTCCTTTACAACCTTGTCAACGGTCGATTTATCATCCCAGCGATACATGCCGAACTCTTTCAAGATGCCCTGACAGCTCGAATTTATCTTTATGACGCCGCCTTTGACCATCTCAGAAGTGACTCGGATTCCGTCAATTACATCGTTTTTTGCTTTTCGCACGGAAAATCTGCCGTGCTTTCTTATGCAGGTGATAAAGCTCGCGGCGGACGGGTCAACAATTATTCGCTCAATGTCATAGCCCTCGGCGAGTTCTTCGACCGCTTTATAATATTCCTCGTCGGTCATTTGTCTCTGTCGCTTGCGACCGTCATAATAAAACTCTTTAATGCGCGTCGCCGTCTTGCCGTTTAAGCACCACAGACCCGCCGAAAACGGATTCAATGTGCCATAGTCGATAGATATAAAATAACGCCCCTGTTCCGGGACGGTATCATCAATTAAACTGTTGACATCGACATCGTAAACAAGCCCATCTGCCGCTACCCACAGACCTAAAATAAACCGCTGATAAAACACTCCCGACGGGTAAAGCCTGAAATATCGCTCTCTTATCTCGTCGGTAAGTGACGGATTGTCGGTTAATAAAAAGTGTATGTGGTAGACATGTTTCTCTTCGGGCTTTGTCACCCACTCTTCGTAAAACCAATGTGCCGGGCTGTCGGGGTTGCAGTTGAACCAGTACTTTGACCCGGTCACCGAACATCTCGCAAGCGACTGCTCCACAAACGAGCGAGGCATAAGCGCGACCTCGTCTAAGAGCACGCCCGCAAGGGTCAAGCCCTGAATCAATCCCGCCGAACTCTCGTCTCTGCCGCCGAACACATAGAAATAGTTTGTCTTGTCGTTTCCGGTCACCACAAGAAGCTTGCTTGACCTCTTATAATTAAGCTCAAAATACGCCGTTAAATCGGTCATTCCGAGCAGCGGCGTTATTATGTTACGCTCTGCCGATTGGACGGTCTTGCCGCATATAGCAAACGTCTGACCGTCAAAATACCGCATAGCCCAATGAATGAACGACAGAATCATGCAGACGGTCTTGCCTGAACGGACTGCACCGTCGCATATAATAGCATCATATTTGTCTTTGTCCTTGCCGTGGCACCAGCGCAAAATCTCTTTTTGCTTCGGCGACAGTGTTGTTATTTTCATTCGTCGTCACCGTCCAGTGCCTTGTAAAGCTCTGATATGTCGCTCTGCTGCTGACCGCCGTTCTCGGCTGCGAGCTCCATTAAAGCTTTAAATGCCATTGTATCGCCGTTCATCGCCCGATTGAGCTGCGCGTATATCATCGCTTCTTTGGCTGATATATTAGCCCCGTCCGTTATCTCGCTCAGGTAGTTGACCTCTGCCGGGTCACTGTTTTTGAGGTACATCGACATGGCGCGTCTCACTATTTCGCGGGTATCTCTCAGGTCACGGCGCACCTCGCCTGAACGCTTTCCGCCTTTCCTCTGGTCTTCCACTGTTAAAGTGTGTCTTTTGCCCGCGAAATCTGTTTGTTTAGCCATGCCACCACCTCTCTTTTATTTCCTTTGCTTATTCATATGGAACGATATCATGCCGCCGCTCTTCCATTGCCGCTTTTGCTTAGGGCGCAGTCCCTTTGCCATGCTAACATCTCAATGAATTACGCTTTTTTGAACTCGTATTTAAAGCCATATTTTTTTGCGTTTCTTCTCAACCAACGGTCAACGCCCTCGCTGTAGTCTTTTGCGGTCGTCTTTGCGCTTGCGAGTGCTTTTTGAAATCCTACGGCATCGAATTTCTGAGTTTTAATAAATATATAGTCGCCGTATCTGCCGCTTGCAACTATTCCGCGTGCTCCTGTTTGTGCAGTTGTCAACATATCAGCCTTTGAGAAGGCTTCGCCGCTCGGGTGATTATGGTATATTAATCGGTCTTTCAGCTCTTTCGGCTCCCACGATACTGACGAAAGGTTTCCGTGTTTGTATGTCGTGATATATCCCTGTTCGTCAACAGCAAATCCGTGCTCTTCTTCTGCATTTGCATACATTTTTCTAAATTGCTGTAAAGTTTTCTCTTCTGTTGACTTTTCCTTGTCGACGTTTACTCGCGACGGGAAATCGTTTACTGTTTCATCTGTGCCGAGTTCTTCGGCATCTCCGAACGTGTCCCTTTGTCCTTCGCGCGACCCCTTTGGCATATCCAGTTTAAGCCCGCGCTCAACATAGGTTTCTATAATCTTTGCCACAACTTCGTTTTTGGCGAGTTCGTCAAAGGTCTTGTATATCTGAGTTTCTTCTGTTGGTATGTGGTAGAGTTCCCACCTGTGTTTGCTGACCTTGAAAACGATATAATCGCCGGAATAAATCGCATTGACATATTTATAAAGCTGTCTAAATTGTTCCGTCGTCATTAATTACCCCACCTTTTCTCTGAAAAGCTTTCTATCCTCTTGACATTTCTGTGTGTGACATTGTTCGGTATGTCCCCATAGATGAAAATTTTTTGCGGGCACAGAATATCGACCATTGTTTGATATTCTCGCTCCCAAATCGGGAAATTTTCGCTGTTTTCTTTCACCCACATAGTCGATATGGCGACAATGCTATGCTTTGGCTCGCCGTCTAAATACCAATCAAAAGAGCGCTCGTCAGTGCTTGCTCTGATAGTCGGGATAACGGTTAACCCGCATTCCTGCATATAGACCGCTACCCAGTGTTTGCGATAATGATTGAATATCTGTGTTGCCATAGGCATATCGCCGTATGGTGAAAAGTCGGGAGAGAGCACACAAGCATATTCCGCGAGCTTCTCTATATACTTCTCGGGCGTGTTCCAGATCCGCTCAAACTTATAATCATCGCGGAAAAAGTGAACACCTGTTTTTTGTTTCTCTTCTGGGCTTCGCTTATCACTGAGCATAAAGTCAAATGGAATCCAGTCAATGACCTCCGGGAGCTGATATACCGGCTGTATCTCGGGTATGTCATATTTTCCGACGCCTGTAAACTGTGCCCGTTCAAGATTTAAAATATTTGCTTTGCGCGTTTTCGTCTCAAGCTTGTTCTTTTGCTTGACTTCGGGCGGCATGAAGTTAAACCCAAACTTACCCATATCAAAGTTGAATATGCCGCCGAGTTCTTTGTCAAGGAAGCCGAAGTCCCATTCCGCCTTTTCCGCGACTTTGTTGTCAGCGAGCCTAAATGCTTTTATCTGCTCGTCGTCGAGGTCATCGGCAACAATGCAAGGCACCTCCGCCAAGTGGAGCTTCTTTGCCGCCTTTAGCCTCGTGTGACCACATATGACTGTGCCATCACCGTCAATTACTATCGGGACTTTGAAGCCGAACTCCGATATGCTCTCGGCGACATACTCCACCGCTTCGTCATTTCTGCGCGGGTTGCGCTCATACGGCTTGAGGTCTTTTACTTTCTTTGTAATTATCTCCATGTTATCACCTGAATTTTTAAAGCGTTGTCGGCGGCTATCCGACAACCGAATAACCACCGACAACCAACGGGAAGGAACTAACTTGTAGGTGTGCAAAGTCGGAGTTGAACCGAACTGTCGGGGTATATCAGCCCCGAAGATAACCGTATGCCACCATATATGCCGCCCGAGCTGCGTCTTTTCATCAGCCATCAGGATTTATACGGCTTAACAAGCCGCCGCCGAGCGCTCCGGCAACCCGATACTTAACTTCTCGCGCTTCCTCGCCCTCTTGGCGGCTTGGATCGGAGCAAAGGACTCGAACCTTTAATGCGCTTATGCGCATATCGCCTGAAAGCTCCGCATAAAAAGCCCTGCTATTAACCCGCCGCAGGGCGAGGCGGTAAGAAAGGAGCCGGTTTTCCGCACCGGCGAGCGGTGGAGATGTGGTAAACAACATGAACGGAGAAAAGAAGTAAAAGCGGTTGCCCGTCCACTTTTACATCTATATGATATCATATCTCCCAACTGTATTTCACTGTATTTTACAGTATTTTACTGTACACTTTTAGCGTTGAGGAGTTCTTCGAGTGCCGCGCAAGCTTTCTTGTTCGTTTTCCAACACCACTCTCGGGAATATCCCATCTCTTCTGCAATGTCTTCAAAGCTCATCCTGCTGAGGTACCTCAAAAGCAGAAACTCTTCCCACTGCGGCGGGAGTTGACTCACAAGAGCCTGGAACTCGTTTTCGGCGGCGAATTTTTTCTGATATATCTCTATGATTTCGTTACCTAAGTCGACATATTGAGATACTAAGCTGCTCATTTTGTCCTCTGCTGTCTTCTGCACCGACTCGGACGGCGGGGCGGTAATTGATACCAACATATCAAACAGCTCCGATTTCTGACGCTGTTTGAATGACAACTCATTGTCAAGGTGCTTTATTCGGTTGACGTATTCGGGAACGGTCACAATATCACCTCTATCTCTGTTCTCGGGTTTTCCTTGTCATAGCTTCCGCACAGCTGAAGCTCGACGTTTGAGAAACTATCATCTTCAATTATCCCCGCTTCGCGCAAGCCGTCAAGGATAAACTTGCCATTGTAGTTGTCGGGGTCGTGCCGTTGTTTTGTGCGAAAGAAGTATGTAATTCTGACAACGCACTTTTTAATCGGCTCGGACGGCTTCGGTCGGCAGTACACCGCGCAAAGGGCTTGCCACTGCTTTTTGTCCGCTCTATACGCCCATACATTCTCGCGCCCCGCGAACCTGTTAAGAGACGGCGGGATATCGGGGATAGTGTAGATATATCTTTTGCACTCGCTTTGTGGGCACACCTGCCGACCTTCGGGACGCTGGAATTTAACGGCTTCACGGTCTGCGTCCATATTAGTCCTCCTCGCCCTCTGTTTCATTTTTGTCTTTGGACTCCTCTGTTATTAGTTCCGAGTATGGGAGTGTTTTAATCCATGCACAAAACTTAACCCACTCGTCGAGCTTATGGCTGCGTCGAGACTTGTACATATTGATAAGTACCTCGTAGTTCAGCATGACCGTACGGCGCTGATTGTAGCTGCTCGGCAGAAGCTGAATCATCTGCCACCAGTATTTTT